GGTTTCGTCAGCGGCTTCACCGGTGGTTTCATCAGCGCTGTCGGCTTCACCCCACGCGACCTCCTGCCGGTCGTAAATGGCCACCACCCGCTTGAAATCCGTAGCGGGCAAGATGTTGAACATGTCACGGAGCAGACGCTCTTCGTAGTCACCACAGTAGCTCGTGCTGACCGTCACGCCGAGGGCGGTAGAGCCGTTCGCCAGCTCCACCTCAACGATCGTTCCGCGTTCCAGAACGACACAGGTCGGAAGCTGATACAGACGGGTAGCGTTATCCTTGAAGCGGCACACCTTGACAAGGTTTTTCATATGGGCAACCTCCTTTTATGTTCAGCTCAATATATTTAGCTGATGACTGAATGATAGCACAATAAATTTAACTTGTCAAGTGGTTTGGAAAAATATTTTTAACTGTGAGCCAGACCGGGCGATCCTGCCGTTCGAGCGTCGGCATCCCGCTTTTTCTCCACTGGTAACTCTCGCGCGCCCGCGCGCGTATAGACGGGCACGATCAGGCGGATAGGCGTTTCGCGCGCGCCCCTAACGCCCATATTTGTAAAGTCTATTAAGAAAGAATGTTCCAATGTTACCACTCACTTAAAAAGCCTTGTTTTTCAAGGGTTTTAGGATTTTTTCTGGTAACATTCTTGGTAACATTCGCGGGAACATTCTCGAATTGGAAAAAATTGAATGTTCCCGCTCGCTGGTAACATAAAAAAGATTGTTCCCATAGAATGTTACCACTTTTCCGAGAATGTTCCCGCTTTTTGGGGGAGAATGTTACCATCATTTCCTGCTGAATCCACGCTGTTTATCACCGTAGGCTTTGCCAAACCGGCCATGAATTGAATGCCAGCCGGGGAGCCGTTCCAGCACGGCGTTAATCTCCCGTGCATCCGATTTGCGCATATCGCTGATGGGTTTGCAGTACAGTTCGCACCACACCTCCGCCGCACAAACCTTGTCCCTCTCCACCATCGTGTAGCTTTCTTCCCCGCCCTTCGCCAGTCCACTCCAGAACGCCCGGCGCTGGTCGATGTCCCACTTCACCCAGTCGTCAGGGACGGGGCGCTCAATGAACTCAAGAATCAAACCTTCCTGCACGCTGGCTTCGCGGTGCTCTTCCTGCTTGTCTCGCGCCAGCGCCTCCACCTCACCCGTCAGATACAGTGACTCGCCCATTTGCCAACGCACTTTGGCTTCCGCCCACACCTGCCGGATTACGTCATCCGTCAGGTCGTTAAACACGGTCTTGTCGTGCGGCACTATGCCCACGTCCACGGGCCAGAAGCGGCGGTTGCCGGTCGTGTCCTGTAAGAAGTCTACCTGATTGCAAGTGCCAAAGAAAACGCAGCAGCGGGGTAAATCCTTAACGTGACGGCCATAGGCGGCGCGGTAGCGGTCAGCGCGCAGGGAGAGAAACTGCTTGATGCACGTTACGTCGGAGCGCCTGAAAGCGTCCAGCTCAGCGATTTCCACCAGCCACACGCCCTGCAAAAGCTCAGATGCTTCCTTGCCCTCGAACGTTCTGATGGAGTCATTGAAAAAGCCGAGGCTCATCTTGTCAAGCAACGTTGACTTGCCGATGCCCTGCGGGCCGCACAAAATCAGCATATTGTCGTACTTGCAGCCGGGGAGCATGGCACGAGCGACAGCCGCGACGAACGCCTTGCGGCACACAGTGCGGTTGTACAGCGAATCCTCCGCGCCCAGATAGTCGATGAACAGCGTATCCAGCCGGGGTATACCGTCCCACGTCAGACCCTCGATATAGTCCTGCACTTCGTTGAAAGCATGGGTTGCGGCGTGGATGTCCAGCGCAGCGTCGATATTCCCGCGCCCGGTTATGGCGTACTGCTTTTCCATGTACCAATACAGGCCGTTTGAATCTGTGTCCGACCACATACGGCGGCGGTGCTCACCCTTCGCCACGTCCCACGGCAGCTTCTCCAGCACCTCGCCGCGCCCGGCAAAACGGTTCAGCGCAAAGCGCCCTTTCAACAGCGGGTCGTTTTCTAAAATGATTCGCACGTTGTCAATGGAGCCTTTAATCCTGCCTGTCTGTGGTTCACGCTGGAGCTTGAGCATCCAGTTTCCGGGGTCATCAGCGTTATCCGCGCCCACGCCCTCAAAATCAGCTATGGCGCTGTCATAGCGTTCCTGCATCAGCAACACAGCCACATCATCAAGGCTGTTGGCATACTCCAGCATTCGCTTGTAAGACGGCAGACGATTCGCAGGCGTACTTGCGTCGCTCACGTCATCCGCGTCTCCGAACCTGTGTAGCCTCACCATGTCGAAACTGTTTACCAGCCTGCCGGAGCAGGGATCCGTAGCATGATGGCTGAACAGAAACTTGCCGTTATCATACACGATGGCGCCGCCCGTGGTAGAGCCGCCCAGATAGGTATAGCGGTCTTTCTCATTGTCTACTGCTTCGTAGATGCCGGGCAGCAGCTCGTCGATAGCGCGGTAGATGTCGTAGGTACGGCAGAACGCGCCCACGATGCCGGGCTTTGCTTCGGGGTCACCTTGCTTGACCGCCAGCTTTTGGTAGCTAAAACTGCCGGGAACCTGCGGCCACTCGCTGATGT